CTCCGCTCATAACGGATAGGTCACAGGTTCAAGTCCTGTAGGGTCCACCTTTAACGCCAAAGAGAAATGAAACAATATCAAAAAGACAGGCTAGTTAGAATATTAGCTTGGACAATCATATTATCAATAACAATAATATTATGGCAAATAATTCTGGAACATCTGTTCCAACTAGAAACGTAGTTCAACAAGGAGCACTATCAATAGCAGTGCAACATAAAAGATGTGGCTTGGCCATATCTATGGGTGTAGGTAAAACTAGAATAGCAATACAGCACCTTCAAAGATACTATGATCAGTTTATACAAGTACTGGTAGTAGTTCCAAAACATTCAGTAGCTCAATCATGGACTGATGAGTTAGAAAAGATGGGTCTTCAAGACTTATTAAATCATATTACCTTTACTACATACATCTCATTAAAAAAGAGAGAACCGCAAGACTATGATATAGTATATTTAGATGAGTGTCACTCACTTAAATATGTTCATGAGTTATTTCTAGCTAGATTTACAGGTAGAATTCTTGGTCTTACTGGTACACCACCAAAAAACACAACCTCTGAAAAGGGAATGTTAGTACAAAAGTATTGTCCTATCAAGTATACATTTACTACGGATGATGCAACTGACTCTAAGATACTTAATGACTATAAGATCATTATACATCAGTTAGAATTGTCTAAGTTACCTTCTTTAAAGAAGAAGAACAAGGCAGGTGGATTCTGGTATACATCAGAAAGGAAAGACTATGATTATGTTACCAATAGACTAGCACAAGCTAATACAGACAAACAAATACAGTTTGGTAGAATTATGCGTATGAGAGCTCTAATGGATTACACAAGTAAAGAAGCATATGTAAAAGGTATACTTAGTAATGTAAGCAGTAAATGTATTGTATTTGCTAATACTCAGAAACAAGCAGATAGAATATGCAAGCATAGCTATCACTCTAAAAATTCTAAATCAGATGAAAACCTTGAGTTGTTTTCTGATGGAAGAATAGATAAGTTATCTTGTGTGTTACAATTATCAGAAGGTGTTACAATACCGGGTCTAAAAGCTGGAATTATTATGCATGCATATGGTAATGAAAGAAAGACAGCACAAAGAATAGGAAGATTACTCAGGTTAAATCCAACTGAGACAGCTACATGTCACATACTTATGTACGTAGGTACACAAGATGAGAAATGGGTGGCTGATGCAGTTAAAGGATTTGATCAATCAAAAATTAAATACTATAATCCACTTAATAAATAACATTATGGGAAGAATGAAAGAGCTCTTTATTGAGCAACAACAAGAATTAGAATACCGTGGTGCACATGATGCAATGATACACGGTTTATCTAGAAAAGCAATAGAAGAATATATAGAAGAAGGTGATACACCTTGTCCTAACTGTAACATGCCAACTTTGTTACGCAATGAATCAAATGCTAAGTGCACTGAGTGTGCTCAAGAGTTTGTTTATGTTGACGGAGGAGCACTAAGATTTTTGTGATATGGAATTTATAACAAATACAGGCGAAACAGTAGAAGTAGAATATACTTATGATCCGGGTGAACCAGACCAATGGTATGATTCCAACGGAGATCCAGGTACACCGGGTTATGGACCATCAGCAGATATAAAGCATGTTTGGTATACTAACACGGATACTAATGGTAATGAAGTTACCATAGATGTACAACACTTATTAGAAGAAGACATAGAAGAAAAAATACTAGAATATCATGAGCAATAATGAACCTAAAAAAAAAATAGTTAACGGTAAAACATATATATTTGACAAAGGTAGATGGGTAAATGTTTATACATTGGATTTAGATCCTCATGACCCAGACTATTTATCATTCACACCACTAAAAAATCAAGATGATGAATAAAGACAATAAAAACATTTTAATTTATGCTTCAGTATTAAAAGCATTAGAACATTTAGATAAGCTTGACATGCATCCAAGTTCAGATCAAAGAAATATTGATGCTGCAATACAAAGATTGGAAGATATAAAAAGCATTTCTAAAATAAGCCTTAATGATACCCATAAGAAACTTATGGAGACAGGACCTCATTCTGAATTCTTGAATACACAAGGAAGAAGCAAAGAGAAAGTTAAACGCACTGAAGATGTTGCTATAATTGCTGTTTTAGCATGTGTTGCAATATTATCAGCTATAGCTTTTTTTGCATGAAAGATAATTTATACATAAAAGCTTCAGTTAAAGACGGTCAACTGCATTTTCCTATTAAAGCAATGGGTACTAAATATAGAAAATTTTTTGAGCAATTAGAAGATGGTTCTAGACTGGAGATATTTATTGGTGTAAGTGGTGCTAAGGGTAGTAACCCACAACTAGCACGCTTACATGCAATGATTAGAGAAATAGCACAAGAAATTGGTTACACTTTTGAAGAAGCCAAGATACAAGTAAAAAGATCCGCAGGATTATGTTTTGTAAGAGACAAACAAGAGTATTGTAAGTCTTTTGCAGATTGTGATAAAGATGAGTTGAATTTAGCAATTCAATCATGTATAGAAATAGGAGACTTTAATGGGATGCAGCTTAGATAATTACTTTACAACTTTAAGTTTAGCTTCTAAAGCTTTTATTTCTTCTGAAACGTCTTCACCTGATAGCATTTTTCTTCCAAGATCCGCTACTTCTTCTTTAGTAGCTGATGTTTTAGTTTTCACTTCATAACCTTGATCAATAGCATTTGATTTAATGGTTTGTAATAGTGAAAATAAAACATAAAGATCAGCTTCCCATGGGTCTAACATAATTTTTTCTTCTGGTTCTTTTCCAGAATCATGAGCTTCAACAATTTTGTTAAACTTAATGAATGTATCACCTACTGTTTCAATTTTATCTTCTTCCATTATAGTTTTATTTATAATAGAAGTTAAAGCTGGGATATATCTAGTTGATACAGATATATCTTTTACAGTAGCATTAAAATCCCATGTACTATAGCTTTCAAATTCTGGCTTATCGGATGTTTCAGTAGTATCTGACATAATAAAAGTTTTAACAAATATACTATAAATTAATAAATAAAATGGAAATAGACATAAATATATTAAGAGATAATTTAAACAGCAAACTTAAAGAAAGTGGCTGGGACCGCATGCTTGCACCATATGTAAATGGTTTAAGCTTTGATCATATAATGAATACATTAATAGAAAATGTAGAACAAGGTAAGCGCTTTACCCCAAGATTTAAAGATGTGTTTAATGGATTTTATGAATGTCCATATGATGATATGAAAGTTGTCATAGTAGGTCAAGATCCTTACCCACAACTAGGTGTAGCTGACGGAATTGCATTTAGCTGTAGTAGAAAAGGTAAAGCTGAAAAGTCTTTGCAATATATACTAAAGCAAACAGTTGGTGATTTCACTAAAACAGGTAGAGTTATGTATACACCAGAAGAATGTGACTTAAGACGTTGGTCCAACCAAGGTGTACTGCTAATTAATACAGCATTTACATGTGAGATAAATAAAATTGGTTCTCACTATGGTATATGGAAAAGCTTTACTGAATATATCTTTGATAATATAAATAGACACAACAAAAACACAGTGTTTATACTTATGGGTAAAAAGGCAGAGCAATGGCAGACTTTAATTCCAAACTGTAAAATTTTAAAATGTTCTCACCCTGCATCAGCTGCATATAGAGGTGGAGAATGGGACTGTAATGACGTTTTCAATAAAGCTAATCTAGAACTAGAAAAGCAAGGGAAAACTTGCATAGAATGGTAGATTTTATTACCTTTGATAACCTTAAATTATAATATAAATGGCTAATAACCAGGACCTTAACCAGAAGCAAGATATTGCTGAATTTAAAAAATCTTTTTACACAACCTATGGGGTAAAATTGTATATTTACACTCCTCAAGAAAAGAATAAAAGAATTCCATTGGGTATATTCCATGATAGTGCTTTAGCAGCTCTTCATGAAAATGAACCAAGATTTAGCAGAATTAAAAGTCTACAACATAGAACTAGACTTAGAGATTATCTTGTATATGTACAAGTCATGTCTTACTTAGCTCACAAAGAGGGTCACAGTAAGACTAGTATAGGTAAATTTTTAAAACGCAACCATGCAACTGTTATTAATTCATGTAAAATGATAGATAATGGATTTTTCAGTAATGATAAAAAAGTTATGGATGCTCATGATAACACTTTAAAACACTTAGAAAAATATGTGGGAACTATTTCAGAAAATACTGAAAGCAAACCTGACTCCAAACCAGAGCTTGATCCTATTTGGTATGAAGCAAAAAATCTCCTTACCAGAGGCAGTAGCAAAGGATAGAGAAGCGCTTGTAAAAAAAGGTTTTCTAGAAATAAAAGAAGACCAATATATAATGACAGATAAAGCCAAAGTAATTTGTGCTACTCTAGACAGTTATTTTATTAAAGCTAAGAAAAAGACTGATATTCAATTAATGGGTAAAGACTTTGTAGAAAGGATAAATAACTATAGAGAAGTGTTTCCTGCTAAAAAATTACCAAGCGGTAAACCGGCAAGAAATAATGTCAAAGCTTTAGGAGAAGCATTTAGATGGTTCTTTGAAACATATGATCATACATGGGATGAAGTACAAAAAGCTACTAAGATGTATGTAAATGAGTATAGAGATGCAGGCTATATGTATATGCAGACAAGTCAATACTTTATATGTAAGCAAGATAAACACAGGGTCAAACACTCTACTTTAGCTGACTATTGTGATATGATAGTAGAAGGTGTAAGTACAGAAGAAGATCACTTTAAAGAAAATGTAGTATAACCAATTAAATAAATAATATGGGTAAACCAACACCAGCATGGGTGGGCCAATACACAGCCTTCAATGATGCACTAAAATATATGTATGCTAGGTCAACAGGAGAAGAGAAATCTATTTATACTCCTTGGCCTAAATTTAATGATGCAGCTACTGATGGCTTAGAATGGAACACACTGACTGTTATTGGTGGTAGACCTGGCTCAGGTAAAACTTTGATTAAAGATCAGATTATACGTGAATCATTTATGCTTAATCCTAATGATGATTTCAGAGTTCTTGAATTTCAATTTGAAATGGTTGGTAGAACATCAGCTATTAGAGAATTTAGTTCTATAACCGGTAAAACATATAAAGAATTATGTAGTGCTGGATCTGTCTTAAGTACTGAAGCATTAAATACATGCCATCAGTATGCTAAAGAAAGAGTAAAGTATCCTGTAGATATTATATCAACACCCCTGACTGTTAATCAAATGCGTGAGCAAATTGATCAGTATATGACTAAACATCAAGGGAAGAAAACTATAATTACATTAGATCATACAATGCTTGTAAAAAGAGCACCTTATCAAAACAATTCATTAGATATGTTATTTGAATTAGGTGAGTTTTTTACACAATGTAAGAGAGATTATCCTTGTTTATTTATTGCACTATCACAACTTAATAGAAATATTGATAACCCTGATAGAGCAATTGATGGTAAGTATGGTAATTATATTCTTGAGTCAGATATATTTGGTTCAGATGCAATGCTTCAGCATGCAGATATGTTAATTGGTATCAACCGCCCGGCTAAACAAAAGATTAGGTATTATGGGCCTGATAGATATATAATAGAAAATGATAGGACATTGGTGTTGCATTTCTTAAAAGCTAGAAATGGTGATGCAAGAATGAGTTTTTTCAAAGCAGAATTTGAAAAGATGCAGATTGCAGAAATGCCTACTCCTGGACAACAAGAACGCAGATGATAAGCACTAAAAAATTAAATACAGAAATTATGGGATTAACTCCTGAAGAAAGAAAACAAAAAGTAAATAAATTAAGAGAAGAGCATGAAGACTACTTTCAAACAGTAGGTACTATGCATGCACTGTATATACCAAAGATGGCTTATAGGCCTAAAGGTAAAGATGAGTTATATGTATCATTCTTTCCTAGTGAGCTAGAGAAAGATAAAGACATTTACACTGAATTTGTAAGTATAGATTATGAATCTGAAGATCCAAAAAGAACATTATATTTGCATAGAACTAATCCGCATTGGAAATCAGAATATGAATTAGTTACTTCAAGTTCAGGGTTTCAAAGGCATCTTATACCTGTAAGTGAATTAAAAGTTATTAATGATATAACTTCAAGAGGTAATTCTGTTATAGAAGAACCAAAGTTTGTATCAGATATAGGTAAAACATTATTTGATTTACCAAATCCTGATGCAGGTGCTAATACTGCACTTATAGATAAACTAGAAGAAATTAATCAAACATTAATCACATTAACTAAAGTAATCAATAAATTCAATAAATAAATCATGGCAAACAGCGTATTAGTAATTGCTGATTCAGGTACAGGAAAGTCAACCTCAATCAGAACATTAGATCCCAAAGAGACTTTCATTATAAACATAGCAAATAAACCTCTACCTTTTAAAGGTTGGAAGAGTAAGTATACTCAGATAACTAAAGATAATCCTAAAGGTAATCTTACCTCAGCTGCTACAGCTCCGGGTATTATTAAGGCAATGCGTCATGTAAATGATAAAATGGGCCATATCAAAACTATTGTTGTTGATGATTGGCAATATATGAGTTCTTTTGAATATTTTGATAGAGCTAATGAAAAAGGATATGATAAGTTTACTCAGATTGCAGCTAACTTAGCACAAGTTGCTAAGCTACCTAAAGATCTCAGAGATGACTTAACTATTATTTTCTTAACTCACTCAGAAGAGTCAACTGATATTAATGGGAATAGAAAAATTAAAGCTAAAACTGTTGGCAAAATGATTGACAACACTTTAACTTTGGAAGGCTTATTCTCAATTGTTTTATTTGGAAAAGTAAATAAAAATGATGATGGTGAACTTGAATATGGTTTTGAAACTCAAAACAATGGAGAGAACACATGTAAATCACCAATGGGTATGTTTGAAGATAGATTTATCAAAAATGACCTGCAATTTGTAACAAGTTGTATTGAAGAATACAACAAATAAACTAATAATTAAAAAAAGTAAATTATGTTAAGTACTAAAGACATGTCTACCGGATCAGGTGGAACTAAACCAGTAATTGGAACAGGAAATCAAAAAGTAAAAATTAATTCTATAACATTTGATCAAACACCATATGATGTAAATGCATATAATATTACATTACATGTAGAAAGTGAACCTATTGATGGAGAATTTAATGGTTTTCTTAAAGATGTTAATGATGTAAACGGACCACGTTATGAAGGTCAAGTTGGTAGAGTAAGATTTTCTCCATATCCATTTAAAGATGCTACATTAGCAAATGGTAATGAAATTAGCCGTGATACTGAAGTTTTGAAAGCAATGGTTTTCTTAGCTGAAGTTGTTGGTAAAAGAGATGAGCTTGATGCTATTGAGGCAAATACAATTGAAGACTTTATGATAAAGGCTGCAAAAATTTGTTCAGGCACTGGTTATATTAATGCTTGCTTAGGTGCACGTGAGTGGGAAAATAGAGAAGGTTATGTAAATAATGATCTCTTTTTACCAAAGAGAAACAGAATGGGTGTTCCTCTAGAAGCTCTTGATGTAGAAAATTCTAATCTTGTACAATTTGATAAAAATGATTCTAATCATTTCAGACCATTTGTAAAGAAAGATGCACCACCAGCTAATAACTTTGAACCAGCTCCTACAGCAGGATCTGATTTTGAACTTTAATAGCTCCAATTAAAAAGCGTGGGCTCGGTATATTGCCGGGCCCATTTCTTTTTAATATCTTTGGTTTTATGTTTAATACAAAAAACATTGTAGGAGAAGGACAAGATGTACCTAGTACTTGGGTGTTTCAATATTACTTAGATCTTCCTGAACAGCTTACTGGTCAAGATATTAAGATTAAATCTATTTTTAATCCTAATGAAAGAACGCCAAGCTTTTGCATATATGTAGATAAATCTATAATGCAGTATAAGTTCAAAGACTTTTCAACAGGTAGAGGTGGTAATAAAACTGATCTTGTAGAGTTAATGTTTAACTTAGGTTATCCCCAGGCTA